CGTCTGTACGGGTCTGGGGAAAACGGCCACGTGGCGGCACGTGGGCGGCTCGCTGGCGGGCGGGCAGGAGTGCGGCGGGCGGATTTGGTGGCGCGCGGTTGAGGGGCCGCAGATCGCCACACAGCCCGCCGCACAACCGATACGAACCCGATACGTGCAGGTCAGCGCGCTAAAAGCGTACGCCGCGATACCATGGACCCATGACGACGAGGCGCGACTGCGAGCACTGCGAGGGACCGATGCCGATCACGGCCCGGCGACACGCGCGGTTCTGCAGGCCTGCGTGCCGAGCTGCCGCTCATCGCGCGGCACGCACGATCCCCGCCGAGCTCACGAGCCGACCGCGATGGATCCGGCGCACCTCGCGCAAGGTGCCGGTCGCTGTCGACGGCTCGGCGGCGAGCAGCACCGACCCCGGGTCCTGGTCGACGTACCGCGACGCCGCCCGCTCGACGGCGGGCGCCGGGCTCGGGTTCGTCCTCGACGGCGACGGCGTCGTCTGCCTCGACCTCGATCACTGCCTCGACGACGAGGGCGCGGTCGCCGGTTGGGCGCGGGGCGTGCTCGACGCTGTCGGCGGCTCGTCGTGGGTCGAGGTGAGCGCGGGCGGCGACGGGCTGCACGTGTGGGGGCACGGCCGACTGCCGGGCGGCGCGGGGCGTCGACTGCAGCTCGGCGACGGCACGGTCGAGGTGTACGCGACCGGCCGGTACATCGCGGTTACGGGGCGCACGTTCGGCGGCACGCCGCAGCGCCTCGGCGACCTGCAGCACGTAATCGACTCGCTGCTGTAGCGCCCCGACACGGGCCGCGCTGCGGCGCACCCGACACGGGAGGTACAGCCATGCCACGACTCCGGATCGTTGAGCTGCCGATGGTTCACGTCGGCGAGGCGAGCGAGACACCGTTCGCGGTGATCCTCGATCAGGTGCCGGACGGCTCGCCGCTGCTGCGCGATCTCGCGCGCGTGAACGACGCGGTACGGGTGTGGGGTGCTCGCGGTGCGCTCGTCACGGCGGACACGATCGACCTCGCCGACGAGCTGCTGCCAACCACCCTCGCGCCGGTCGAGTTGCACAGCGGGTTCGACGACGACCCGGAGTGGCGAGCACGGCAGCTCGAAGGGAAGTTGAAGGAGTTCGCCGAGGCGAGCTACCGCGAGGACCTCGCCCGCATGGACGCAGTGACGAACGCCCTCGGGCTCGACCGGCTGCGCGACTGGGACGAGATCGTCACCGCGTTGAAGGCGTACCGGGCTGCAGCCGAGTACGTCGGTCGCAGGGATACGGCGACGGGGGGCGAGTGATGGCAGGCAACGGACCGCCCCCGAAGGCGCGCAAGGTACGCAGGAACGCCGACCCGGTCGCGCAGACCGTACTCAGGTGGGAGCGCGCCGAGGCGCCCGAGCTGCCCGAGTTCCGCATCGAGCGCGACGGGCAGCTCGTCGAGTTCGTGTGGCCCGAGCGCACCCGCGAGTGGTGGCAGATGTGGATCGACAGCCCGCAAAGCGAGCACTTCGGGTCGACCGACTGGCAGTACCTACTCGACACCGCCCTGATTCACGCCCGGCTGTGGCGGGGCGATCTGTCCGCGGCCGCCGAGCTGCGGCTGCGCGTCGCGGCGTTCGGCGCGACGCCGGCGGACCGGGCCCGGCTGCGCATGGTGTTCGCCGAGGCGGACGGCGCCGACCAGGGGCGCGGCAGCTCGGGCGTGCCGTCCGCGCGGGAGCGGTACGGGAACCTGCGGATGATGCCGGGCGGGAAGTCCGACCAGGGCAAGGGAGCGTAGCGGGGGTTCGTCATGCCGTGGCGTGGCCCGGAGTACGAGGGCGAGCGGCCGACGCTCGGTTGGTACGTCCTCGATTGGATGACGCAGAACCTCGCGCAGCCCGGCCGGGACGACGGCGAGCCGTTCGTGCCGACACTCGAACAAGCTGAGTTCCTCTGCCGGTACTACGAGGTGCACCCGGTCACCGGCCGGCGAGTCATCCATCGGGCGCTGCTGTCGCGGCCGCGAGGCTGGGGTAAATCCCCGTTCGTCGGGGCGATCGCGCTCGCCGAGGCCTGCGCCGACGTCGTCGCCGACGGGTTCGACTCGTACGGCGAGCCGGTCGGCCGGCCGTGGCACTCGATCCGTACGCCGCTCGTGCGTATCGCCGCGGTGACCGAGGATCAGACCGACAACACGTGGATACCGCTGCTCGAAATGGCGCGCGGCCGCACGCTGTCGACCGACTACGGGCTCGACGTCCTCGACACCGTCGTCTATCTGCCGCGCGGTGAGATCTCGCCGATCACGTCGAGCGCGACGTCGGCAAAGGGCGACCCGGCGTGTTTCGCGAGCCTGGACCAGACGGAGGAATGGAAGGCGTCGAACGGCGGCGTAAAGCTCGCCAAGGTGATGCGGTTCAACGCCGCCAAACTCGGCGGGTCGCTGATCGAGACACCGAACGCGTACACGCCGGGCGAGGGCAGCGTCGCCGAGCAGTCGGCGGCCGACTATCAGGCGATCATCGACGGCCGGTCGCGGGCGCGCGGGATCCTCGTCGACCACCGGGAGGCGCCGCCCGAGACGGACATGACCGACGAGCGGTCGATCGTGGCCGGGCTGCGGTACGCGTACGGCGACAGCAGCGATCACCCCGACGGGTGCGTGCTGCACGATCCGCCGTGCGCGCCCGGCTGGTCGCCGATCGAGCGGCTCACGTCAGAGTTCTGGGACACGAGCAATGACCCGCAGGACTTGCGCGCCGACCTGCTGAATCAGATCACTCACGCGTCGGACGCGTGGCTGACCGAGCCCGAGGTGCGGGCGTCGTCCGACCTCGGCAAGAGCCTGCAGCCGGGCGACCGGATCGTGCTCGGGTTCGACGGCTCGCGGCGACGCTCGCGCGGCGTGACGGACGCAACCGCGCTGATCGGCTGTCGGCTGTCCGACGGTCATCTGTTCACGCTCGGCGTGTGGGAGGCGCCCGAGCGGCCGCAGATCGGGTCGGACGGCAAGCCGGTCGAGTGGCAGGTGCCGGTCGTCGAGGTGCTCGCGGCGGTCGCCGAGGCGTTCGAGACATACGACGTCGTCGGCATGTACGCCGACCCCGCGAAGTGGGAAAGCCACGTGGCGGATTGGGAAGCGGCGTACGGGCCGCGCCTGCAGGTGCAGGCGACCCGAAACCATCCGATCGAGTGGTGGATGACCGGCGGCCGGTCGGTGCTGATCGTGCGGGCGCTGGAGAAATTCCACACGGCGCTCGTCGAGGGCGAGCTCACGCACGACGGCTCGTCGGCGCTCGTGCGGCATCTGTGCAACGCGCGCCGCCGGCCGAGCAAGTCGGGTCTGCAGATCGGCAAGGCGCATCCCGACAGCCCGAAGAAGATCGACGCGGCGATCGCCGCCGTGCTCGCGTGGCAGTGCCGCCTCGACGCGATCGCCAAGGGTGTAGCGGTCGAGGCGGAAGAGATGTTCGGCGGCACGTTCTGACAGGAAGGGGGCGACCGTGCTCGACGAGACACCCGATCTCGATAACCCCGATTTCATGCTGCTGCGGCTCGGGCGGCGACTGCGTAAGCGGCAGGGTGTGCTCGACGAGTGGTGGCGTTACTACCGCGGCCGCCCGCCGATGCCGCAGCTACCGAAGAACGCGCAAGCGGCGTTCGAGGAATTCCAGCGCAAGGCCCGCACGAACTTCTGCGGGATCATCGCGAACGCCTCGGTGCACCGACTGTTCGCGCTCGGTGTCACCGGCCCGGACGGGGCGCCCGATGATCGGGCGTCGTCCTGGTGGCAGTTGAACCGCCTCGACTCGCGGCAGAAACTCGTGTGGCGCTGCGCGATGGCGCAGTCGACGGGGTACATGCTCGTCGGTCCGCACCCGACCCGCGTCGAGGACAACAGCCGGCCGTCGCCGCTCATCACGGCCGAGCACCCGAGCGAGTGCGTCGTCGAGTACGACCCGGAGACCGGCGAGCCGGTCGTCGGGCTCAAGGCCTGGCACTCCGACCTCGACGGCTACGGGTACGCGCGCGTGTTCTACGACGACCGGTCGTTTCCGTATCGCACCAGGGAACGGACGGGGGGCCGTCTGCCGTGGGGGCCGGACTCGTGGCAGTACGTCGGCCGCAGCGACGAGGGCGAGCCGCACGACCTCGGCCGGCTGCCGCTCGTCGAGTTTGCCCGCATGCCTGATCTCGGCGAGGATCCCGAGCCCGAGTTCGCGTGCGTCATGGACGGTCAGGACCGGCTGAACCTCGGCGTGCTCAACCGCATGGCGGCGAGCCGGTATTCAGGGTTCCGGCAGAAGTGGATCAAGGGGCACAAGTTCGCGAAGAAGCGCGACCCCGAGACCGGGCTCGTCACGGTCGAGCAGCCGTTCGTGCCCGGACCCGACAACATATGGGTATCCGAGGGCGAGCAGGCACAGTTCGGGCAGCTCGAAGCGACCGACCTGCGGCCGTTCCTCGAAGAGCACGCGAGCGACGTACGCGACATGCTGATCATCAGCCAGACACCCGCCTACTACTACGCCGGCGACCTGATCAACATCAGCGCCGACACGATCGCCGCGCTCGATCTGCTGCACGTGGCCAAGGTGCGCGAGCACATCGCGGCGTTCGGCGAGGGCCTTGAGGACGTGATGAGCCTCGCCGCCGCGCAGGCCGGCGTGCTCGACGACTACACCGAGGCAACGGTGCGTTGGGCCGACCCGCAGTACCTGTCCCCGGCGGTGCAGGCGGACGCGGCGACGAAACTCGCGAGCATCGGCTATCCGCTCGACGTCATCGCCGAGCGGCTCGGCGAGACGCCGCTGCAGGTGCGCCGGATCGCGGGCGGTGCCGCGGCGCAGAAGTTGCTCGCCGCCTCGCTGCTGCCGGCCAACCCGGCGCCGACGGCGGGCAACGTCGACGACGAGGGGGTGACCGGTGGGTGAGGCGCTGCAGGCGGCGCTCACCGAGCGGTACGACGCGCTGTCGACGTCGCTGCGGGCGCGGGTGATCGAGTTCGTGCTCGCAGCGTTCGACAGCCTCACCGGCCACCGGGACGGCGATGCCGCCGAGTTCGTCGAGCAAGTGCTGCCGATCGTGCTCGGCGCGCAGGCGCAAATGGGGCAGATCACGGACGCGTACCTGTCCGCGATGATCGCCGACATGCTCGGCACCGCAGCGGCGCCGGCCGGCGTGCAGCTCGCCGAGGATCTGCGCGGGGTGCCGCCCGACGAGGTGTACACGCGCCCGTTCGTCACCACATGGACGGCGCTCAGCAACGGCAAGAGCTACCCGCAGGCGGTCGCCGAGGGGCGTACGCGGCTGCTGTCGATCACCGAGACCGACCTGCAGCTCGCCCGCACGCACGCCGCACAGCAGTCCATGCAGCGCAGCGGAGCAAGGTTCTACCGGCGCCGGTTGACCGGCTCGAAGAACTGCGCGCTGTGCACGATTGCCTCGACGCAGCGGTACCGCGTCGAGAACCTGATGCCGATTCACCCCGGCTGCGACTGCAAGGTCGAGCCGATCGTCGGCAACAAGGATCCGGGGCAGGTGATCGACGAGGCGCTGCTGCGCGAGGCGCACGCCGCCGTCGCAAAGGGCATCGGGCAGTCGGATGCCGGCGGCCGCGCCCCCGATTACCGCGACGTCATCATCACTCGCCAGCACGGCGAGTACGGGCCGCTGCTCGCGGTCCGCCGTCACGAGTTCACCGGGCCGGACGACATCACCGATCCTCGAGGCTCGTAGCGATCGCTACACACCTCGAGGATGCGCCCGGATCCTGCGCCGACACGGCGCACCTCTTACAGCTCACCCTGACCCGACACGGGAGACACACTCATGCACGCGCGCACACTGCCTCGTCACGCCCGTACCGGGCAGCTCGCCCTCGGCTGGCGCAAGCCTCGCCCCGGCGAGGACCCCGACGAGCTCTATCCGGTGTGGCCGATCCTCGGCGGCGCCCCCGACGACGGCGGCGACGACGAGGACGACAACGACACGGACGACGACCAGGACGACGACGCCGACGACTCCGACACGGACGACGGCGACGAGTGGTCGACGGTCGTCAAGCAGTGGAAGGCGGAGGGACTCAAGCCGGCGCAGATCGCCGAGCGTCTCAAGGCGTCCCGCAAGTGGGAGCAGCGTGCGAAGAAGAACAGCGAGGCCGCGACCGAGCTCGCCCGCCTGAAGCGGGAGGGCATGAGCGAGACCGAGGCGGCGGTCGCCGCGGCGCGCGCCGAGGAGCGCGTGAAGGGCGGCGAGCGCATCGCACGGTCGGCGTTCCTCGCGGCGGCAAAGGGCCGGATCCCGAACCCGGCCGAGGTCGTCGAGGACATCAACCTGAAAAAGTACGTCGACGACGAGGGCGACGTCGACGACGAGGCGATCGCCGCGCTCGTCGACAAGCTCGCCCCCAGCAAGTCCGGCAAGGACGACGAGGAAGACGACGACCAGGACGAGCGCGACACGCGCCGCCGTCGTCGGGTCGGCAGCGGCTACCAGGGCGCCCGTAACGGGAGCGGCCGCAGCAAAAGCAAGCGCGGGGCGGCGAGCGGCGTCGAGCTGTACGAGGAGCTCATCGGGCCGCGGCGCAGCACCGCGAACAACTGACCTAGGAGAGACCGGACATGAACCTGCAGCAGACGGTTCGCACGTTCGGGATGGACGATCAGTCGTGGCTCGGCAGCGAGCACGGGACGCAGGCGACCGAGTCGTGCACCCTCGACACCTCGACGTTCACCCCGGCAACCCACTACCCCGCGGGGTACTTCAAGAGCGGTATCCCGCTCGGGAAGATCACGGCGACGGGCAAGTTCGGCCCGTACGACAACGCAGCGGCCGACGGGCGCGAGACGCTCGTCGGTTTCCTGTTCGCCGCGGTCGGCGCCCCGACCGACAACACGATCGACGTCGCGGGCGCCCTGTTCGTGCACGGCAAGGTGCGCGAGGCGCGTCTGCCCGTCGCTGTCGACGCCGCCGGTAAGACGGACGTCGCCGGCCGTATCCGGTTCATCTGAGAGAGGACGTGGCCTAGATGAGCTGGGTTTTCGACGACACGTACATCGCCCCCGAGGAGCTCACCCCGCTCACGCGGGTTGCGCTCGCCGAGCAGCAGGTGAACGCGTTCACCCTCGGCCGGTGGCTGCCGAACGTCGCACTGGACGACATCACCTACCGGTACAGCAAGGGCGGCGAGGGCGGTCTCACCGAGACCGCGGTCTACCGCTCGTGGGACGCCGAGTCGAGGATCGGCCGGCGCGAGGGCGTCTCCGACGTCATGGGCGAGCTGCCCCCGATCTCCGAGGCGATCCCGCTCAACGAGTACGACTCGCTGCGCATCCGGAACATGGACGACAACGACCCCATGCGCCGGCTGATCGCGCGGGACGCGAACCGGCTCGCGGCGAAGATCGCCGCCCGGTTCGAGGTCGGCAAGGGCGAGGCGCTCGCCGACGCGCGGTTCACGATCAACGAGAACGGCGTCAACCTGCCGCCGGTCGACTTCGGCCGGAAGCCCGAGCACTCCGTGACGGCCGCCGTGCTGTGGACGGATCACGCGAACGCGACGCCGCTCACTGACCTTGAGTCGTGGGTGCAGACGTACATCGACACGAACGGCACTCCGCCCGACCGCATGCTCATGCCGCGCACTGTCCTCGCGGACATGCGGCAGTGCGACCAGGTCGTGCGGCAGGTGTTCCCGCTCGCGCCCGCCGGGTCGGCGCCGATGGTGTCGGTCGAGCAGATCAATACCGTGCTCGCGTCGATGGATCTTCCGCCGATCGAGATCAACGACGCGCGGGTGTCCGTCGACGGCGTCGCGACGCGGATCCTGCCGGCGAACGCGATCGTGTTCGTCCCGGCACCGGGCCCGACCGACGCGGCGCAGCCCACCGACCTCGGCGGGTTCCTGCTGGGTACGACCGCCGAGGCGCTCGAACCGGAGTACGCGGCGGTCGATGGCCGGGCCGGGATCGTGGCGGCGACGTACAAGACGCGCAACCCGATCCGGCTGTGGACGCACGTAGCGGCGATCGGCATGCCGGTGCTGCGTACGCCGAACCTCACCTTTAAGGCGGTGGTCCGATGACACGGCGGCTGCGCACGTTCGTACACGTCGGCGGCGTCGCGTACGGCCCGGACGACGAGGTGCCCGCCGAGGTCGCCGAGCAGATCGGCGATCACGCGTGGGCCGACGAGGACGGCGACCAGGACGACGGCGACGAGACGCGTGTCGGGTTCGAGGACCCGCGCGCGCAGCAGTCGCCCACGCCCACGAGCGGGGGCACGGGTGAGGCGCCGCCCCGCTCGGGTCGTGGTTCGGGCCGCGACGCATGGGTCGCGTACGCCGAGGCGAACGGGCTCGACGTCGGCGAGGACCGGACACGCGAGCAGATCATCGCCGACCTCGAAGAGCGCGGCGTGATCGAGCGGGAGGAGTAGGCGCATGGCGGCGTACGCAACGGTCGAGGACTACGAGGCGCGCGCCGCCGTCACCCTCCCCGAGGGCAGCCCGCGGCGGGCGCAGGTCGAGGCGTACCTCGCCGACGCGTCGGCACTGATGCAGCGGTACATCCCGACCGGGCACACCCCGGACGCGGCGACGACTCGCGCGATCTGCGTCACGGTGGTACGTCGCGTCATGGCCAATCCGGGCGGGTACCGGCAGCGCACGATCGGCCAGTACTCCGAGACGCTCGGCGAGGACGGCGGGCTGTACCTCACGGCGGATGAGATCGCTCAACTGCAGCCCGAGGACGTGACCGACCCGGACGCCGACGCCGCGTACTCGGTCGGGCTCGCCGACTACGGGCTGCCCGGTTGGGCGCCCGACCCGGCGCACTACGGGCGGCGGTTGCTGTGATCCCCGACGACGTGCTGCCGCACCTCGTCGACGTCGAGCACCCCGGCAGCACGACGGACCGATACGGCGACACGGTCGCCGACTGGTCGCCGGGCGCGACGACGCGCGCCGAGGTCGCCGCGTGGCTGCAGCAGAACACGAGCGCCGAGGACACCGACCAGCGCGACGCGCAGGTCGGCGAGTGGCTGATGATCTGCAACCCGGTCGACACCTCGGGACAGCCGCTCACGGTGCACGGCTCGGCTCGCGTGCATTGGGGCGAGCTGCGGTTCGAGGTGATCGGCCCGCCCGGACCGGCGTTCACGCCCGCCGAGTTCCACCACTACGAGATCAGGCTCAAGAGCGTCGAGGGGTGACCGTGGCCCGAAACAGGTTCGTCCCCAACCGGCAGAACATCGCCGGATTCCTGCGCACACCAGAGATGCGGGCGCTCATCGAGCGCAAGACGCGTGCCGTCGCGGACGCGGCCGCCACGGCGTCCGAGGCCGGCGGGCAGTTCCGTGTCGACGTCGAGACCGGCGACCGCCGCGCCCGCGGCGCCGTGATCGGCGACTACTCGACCCATGACCCGGAGGTGTCGCGGCGGGCGCTGCTGCGCGCCCTCGACGCCGCGCGGGCGGTCGACTGATGAGCGCCCCGATCGGGTTTCCGGACGGCGTTGCGGTCGTGCGGGCGTACCTGCGCGAGCAGCTCGTCGCACGCGGCGAGGATGTACCCGTCGGCGCGCGGGTGCCGAGCCCGCGACCGCCGCGGTTTGTGCGCCTCGAACGGGTCGGCGGCACGCGCCTCGACCTCGTCACCGACCGGCCGCGGATTGACGTGCACTGCTGGGGCGACACGGAGGCGTCGGCGACCGATCTCGCCGCCCTCGCCCGCGCGCTGCTGTTCGCAATGCCGGGTTGGCGGGGCGCGGTGGCGTACGACGTCGTCGAGGTCGGCGGGCCGAACACGCTGCCCGACCCGAGCAGTGAGCAGCCGCGCGTCGTGTTCGCCGTCGAGGTGTCGCTGCGAGGCGCCCGGCTCGCCCCCTGATCGCTCACCTGCCCCCAGACATCCGCCCCTGGCCGCACGACGGCCGGGGGTTTCCCATGGAGGGATCATGACCACACCCCTTGAGACCGGGCTGCACACCGAGTACATCCGCAAGCAGCTCGTACAGGCGGTTTTCGCCGCCGACTACGGGACCGCGGCGATCACGGCACCGTTCAACCCGACAGACGGCACCCTCGCGGCGATCCCCGCCGGGTACGTGCCGGTCGGCTACACCAGCGACGACGGCGTCACGTTCACGTCCGATCTGTCCATGGCCGACGTCACGTCGTCGCAGGCGACCGAGCCGACCCGCTCGGACGTCGAATCGGACGTGCTGTCGGCGCAGTTCGCGCCGCAGGAGACGAACGCCGCGACGGTCGCCCTGTACGAGGGGCTACCGCTGTCGGGCACGGGCGCGCTGCCCGAGATCGGCTCGGCGTGGCAGTGGGACCGAGCCACGACGCCGGCGAACCCCTACCGCCGGCTGCTGTTCATCGGTCTGGACTACAACGACGCCGGACAGGCGATCTACGTCGTCAAGTTCTTCCCCCGGGCGCGGCTCACCGGCAAGGACGACGAGCAGTGGGCGAGGTCGACCGAGACGCAGCGGCCGGTCACCTTCAACGCCTACCGCGACAGCGCCCTCAACACCGCCTGCCGCAACTGGGTCGACGGGCCCGGATGGCGGGCGTTCGACACCACCCCGTAACGCCCCCTGATCGGGCGGGGGGCGGCGGTTCTGGGTGAGCCCCGACCGCCCCCCGCCCTCGCATGCTCACCCACTGCTCACCCGAGAGAGAGACACCACCATGAGCAAGCCCAACAAGGCGCGGTACCGGCTCGAATCGGTGCGCCGGTCGTTCGCCGAGGCGGTCGGCGGCGAGGCAGTCGAGTTCGAGGTCGGCGACGGGAAGGTGTTCAGCTTCCCGCACCCGATGTTCGCGCCCGACGCCATGCAGCAGCAGCTCAACAACGCGCAGGGCGACGAGGCCGGCGCGCGCATCCTGCTCGGCGACAGCTACGACGAGTTCATCGCCGCAGGCGGCGACGCGAATTCGCTCATGCTGCTGTACGTCGCGGTACGCAACGAAGCACAGGACACCGTGCAGAAGCACCGCCCTACGAAGGGGTAGGCGACGACGACGACGTCGTCGAAACCTACTCGTACACCGTCCTCGACGTCCTCGGCGAGCAGCCCGAGGCGGTCGAGGCCGATCTGATCAGGTACTACGGCAGCAGCCTCGGCAAGGGCGGGCCGCTCGCCGCGTACTGGCGAGGCGGAATCACGCTACGGATGCTGCGCGTCCTGGTCGAGAACCTGCCGCCGGACAGTGCCACGGCCCGCGCCAACAACGGGCATGCGTGGCAGGCGCTCGACTACGCGGCCGCCGACACACGCGATCTGCTCGCGCTGCTGCTCACGGCGTTCGTGAACGCCAATCGTGACCCGAAGAAACCGCCCATGGCCTACCCCAAGCCGGGATGGCGGCCGGGCGATCCGGTGCCAGAGGAGAGGGCGGCCGCGGCCGAGGAGAAAGAGGCCAAGGCGCGGGCCGCGTACGAGCACATCCTCGCCGCAACGAAAGGGGACTGAGCATGCCGGTCGAAGTCGGCGTCGGGTACGTGTCCGTCGTCCCCGAAGCAAGGGGCTTCGGCCGGCTGCTGCAGCAGCAGATCGACGGCGAGTCCGCGCAGGTCGGTGTCGACGCAGGGCAGCAAGCCGGGCAGGGGTTCCTCGGCGGCATCGGCGGCACCCTGAAAAAGGGGATCGCCGGCGTCGCTGCGGGCGCGGGCGTCCTGTTCGCCGCCGGGTTCGTCGAGGCGGTCGAGCAGGACAAGAGCAACGCGAAATTGGGTGCGCAGCTCGGGCTCACCGAACGGGAGTCGGCGCGGGCGGGCAAGCTGGCCGGCAAGGTCTACGCGAGCGGGTACGGCGAGTCGGTCGACCAGGTTAACCAGTCGCTCAAGGCGCTCGCGCAGAACGGCGTCGCCTCGATCAACGCCCCGCGCAAGGAACTCGCCGGGCTGTCAAAGTCGGCGCTCAATCTGGCCGAGGCGTTCGACGTCGACGTCGCCGACGCGGCGCGGGCGGCCGGGCAGATGATGCGCACCGGGCTCGCCGAGAACGGCCGGCAGGCGTTCGATCTGCTGACGGTTGGTTTCCAGAACGGCGCCGACAAGGGCGGCGACTTTATCGACACGATGAACGAGTACGGCACGCAGTTCCGCAAGATCGGGCTCGACGGCGCTACGTCGATCGGGCTGATCTCGCAGGCGCTGCAGGCGGGCGCGCGCGACAGCGACGTCGCCGCCGACTCGCTCAAGGAATTCAGTATCCGAGCAGTCGACGGCAGCAAGACGACCGCCGACGGATTCAAGATGCTGGGGCTCAACGCCGACGACATGGCGGCGAAGTTCGCGCAGGGCGGCACCGCGGCGACCGGTGTCCTCGACCTCACCCTCGACCGGCTGCGCGGGATCAAGGATCCGGTCCTGCAGTCGCAGGCGGCGGTCGCGCTGTTCGGTACGCAGGCCGAGGATCTCGGGGCGAGTTTGCTCGCGATGGACCCGTCGACGGCAGCCGGCGCGCTCGGCGAGGTCGGCGGCGCGGCCGACAAGATGGGCAAGACTCTGCACAGCACGGCGACGCAGCCACTCGAAGTGTTCAAGCGGCAGGCGCTGCAAGGCCTCGCCAACTTCGCGAACAAGCACGCGCTGCCCGCGCTCAAGTCGTTCGGACACTTCCTGAATGTCTACGTGCTGCCGCCCGCGAGGATCGTCGGCGGTGCTCTTGCGTCGGTCCTCGTACCGGCGGTCGAGGGAACGGCCGGTGCGCTCGCCGCGGGCGCACGGTGGGTGCGGGACTACGGGGCGTGGCTCATCCCGCTCGGGATCGCGATCGGCGGCGTCGCGGTCGTGGCAGGCGCCTCGACGATCGCCACATGGGGTATGACCGCCGCGTTCAGCGTGTACCGCGGTGTGATCCTCGCGGCGACCGCTGTAACGCGCGGTTGGGCTGTCGCGCAGGGCATCCTCAACGCGGTGATGGCGGCGAACCCGGTCGGTTTGATCGTTGTCGGGATCTTGGCGCTCGTCGCTGCCGCGGTGGTTGCGTACAACAAGGTCGGATGGTTCCGCGAGGCGGTACAGGCAACGTGGGCCGGGATCAAGGCCGGTTGGGACGTGCTGTGGAATGCGGCGCTCAAGCCTGGGTTCGCCGCGCTCATGGTCGGTGTGCGGGCGGTCGGCTCGTGGGCGTCGTGGCTGTGGACTACGGCAATCGGCCCGGCGTTCCGCGGGATCATGACGGTCGCGAAAGTGTTGTTCACCGTGCTTACGGTCGTCGTGATCACGCCCGTAATGCTGTACCTCAAGGCGCTCGGCGCGGTCGCCACGTGGCTGTGGCAGCACGCGATCGGGCCCGCATTCCGCGGGATCGTCACGCTCGCACAGTGGTGGTGGGCCGGCGTCAAACTGTATTTCGGGCTCGTCAAGAACGTGATATCTGCTGTCGGCGCGGCCGGAATGTGGCTGTGGCAGAAAGCGATCGCCCCCGCTTTCCGGGGGATCGTCACGCTCGCGTCGTGGTGGTGGACCGGCGTAAAGCTCTACTTTGGCTACGTCAAGACGGGCATTACGGCTGTCGGTGCGGCGGGAACGTGGCTCTACCGCAACGCCATACAACCCGCGTTCACCGCCATTGCGTCGGCGGCGTCGTTCCTGTGGACCAAGGGACTTAAGCCGATATTCGACACCGGCAAAAGGGGTGTCGGGCTGTTCGGCGCGGCATTCGACACCGCGCAGAAAGCGATCGGTATCGCGTTCGGGAAGATCAAGGACGTGACGAAAAGGCCTGTCAACTTCGTAATAGGCACGGTCTACTCGAACGGGATCAAAAAAGTCTGGGACGGCGTCGCCGGTTTCGTCGGGCTCGACAAGCTGCCGGCCGCGCCGAAGCTGCTCGCCGAGGGCGGCCGCACCCGCGGCGGCATCCCCGGCAAGGACTCGATACCGGCGCTGATGATGGCCGACGAGTTCGTCGTCAAGCGCAGCAGCGCCCGCAGCGTCGGGTTCGACACGCTGCAGTACATCAACGAGCACGGCGAACTGCCGGTGCAGCGGTTCGCCGACGGCGGGATCGTCGGCGACGTCGCAGGATGGATCGGCGGTAAAGCAAAGGCGATCGGCTCGGCCGTGATGGACGGCGCCGACTTCCTGTCCAACCCCGGGAAGCTGTGGGACAAGGCAACGAAGTTCATCCGCGAAAAGATCGCGAGCATTGGTCAATCGCGGTTCGCGCAGATGATCGGGAAGGTCCCGATCAAGATGCTGTCGGGACTCAAAGACAAGATCGTCAAGGCGGCGACGAACATGTTCGGCGGCTCGTCTGCGGATATCGGCGGCTCGGGCGTTCAACGCTGGTCGTCGGTTGTGCTGCAGGCGCTCAAGCTTGTTGGGCAGCCGGCGAGTCTGCTGCCGACCGTGTTGCGCAGGATGAATCAGGAGTCGGGCGGGAACCCGCGCGCAATCAACAATTGGGATATCAACGCGCGCAACGGCACGCCGTCGAAAGGCCTGATGCAGGTCATTGACCCGACGTTCAACGCGTACGCGGGGAAGCTGCGTTCGCGCGGCGTGTGGGACCCGCTCGCCAACATCTACGCGAGCATGCGGTACGCGTTGTCGAGGTACGGCTCGCTCGCCTCGGCGTACAACCGTCCCGGCGGGTACGCCAACGGCGGGCGGCCGCGGCCGGGCGAGGTCGCGTGGGTGGGCGAGCGCGGGCCCGAGCTGCTGCAGTTCGGCGGCGGGCAGACCGTGCTCGACACCGACTCGTCGCTCGCCGCGGTCGGCGCCGCCATGGTGCGGAGCATGGCGCGCAGCCTGCCGCAGCCGGTCCCGACTGCGGCGAACCTGCGGCCGGTCGTGCCGGTCGCGGGCGGGCAGGCGACGACGCCGGCCGGACACACCTACAACATCTATCCGCGCACGCTAGACATGACGGTCAGCGACCTTGAGCTGCTGCAGCGGCGACAGGACGCATTGGCCAGGGTGGGGAGGCCACGCTAGATGCCGCTGATCACCGCGCCGGCCGTCGTCACCCCACCGGATACCGGATCGGGCGACGGCGGCACGCCCGTTCCACTCCCCGAGATCGGGCTCGCGACCGCCACCTATACCGACCCCGCGGGCACGGTGTGGCCACTGACGGACACCGAGGCCGGATGGTTCACGCTGGCCGATGGAACCTCGGGCCTGGGGGCGACGCCGTACACACTGACCACCGACGACCACCCACGCGGCGGGGCGCGGCTGCGGCACGTGCAGCCGCAGCCGAGGGCGATCGTGTGGCCGCTGTACGTCTACGGCGAGACGCACGTCGAATTCGTCGAGCGGTGGCGCGCGCTGGCGAGCGCGTTCACGCGCACCCTGCGCCGCAACGCGGACGGCACGCGCACGCCGGGCGTGCTGGAGATCGCCCGCCCCGACGGCACGAGCCGACGCATTGAGGTGTACTACCGCGAGGGGTTCGAGGGGCGGGGCACAAGGGGAT